GTTTACAGCTTACAATTTGAAAATGTCAAGTAAGAATTACAATTTTTATTGTATTTATTTTAGTACAATCTTTGCTGAAGTAAAATAGCAAAAATATGATATTTCAAGGCATAGAAAACAGGATAGTATCAGTTCGGACATCTGAACTAATACTATCCTATATTAAAATATAGAACTATAGTTCAGATATTTAAACGCAACATATCAATAGAACTTTTACCATTAAACATTCTACGAGGTAATGTATTTATCCAATCCTGTACATACTTTATATATTCATCTGTATAATTAGATATATCCTCACTCTTGTTTATAAAACGCCTTATAAGCCTGTTAGCATTTTCATTGCTTCCTCTTTCATTACTTCTGTAAGGGTGGCAATAAAACAGATTGTTTTTAATAAATAAATTAAGTTCAACATTCGAAATAAGAGCATTACTGTTTTGTGAAAACTCAACGCCATTATCACAAGTGATAGTTTTAAAATAGTTATAAAAAGTATCACCTAGCTTATTTTTAAGATTAACAAAAATATTCCATGTTGAATCACATTCTTTAGAAGCCATTCTATAAATTAATTCAAATCGTGTCATTCTTTCTGTAAGAACAAGAAGAACCTCTTTTGTCCCCTGTTTTCCAACAACTGTATCAAGTTCCCAGTGTCCAAAAGAATCACGCTTTAATATATCCTTATCCCGAACATCAATAAGCTGTTTATCTGAATTATTACGCTTACCTTGCTTTACAGTATTTTTCTTCTTAGATTTCTTATATATTCTAAGTTCGTTACAAGTATGTAAAAATACATCAGAATTGCGATAATTAACAAGTGTAGAAAGACAAAAATTAATATCATTTCTTTCTTGTTTAACAATCTGATAAGCAGAATAAGGAGAATATTTATCATAATACATTAAATCATCAAGTCTGTTAGCAAGTTCAATATTATTAGATATCAATAAGTTACGACCGCAATTCTTCATATTACTTTCATATTTTCGTTGAGCAACATCAGCTTGATAGATAGTGTATTCTCGCAAATCACTATCTAATAATGTAACAAGACCTCTGTAATACTCATTATAAATAGTCTTAAGAGATTTATTAAAATATTCTGCAAGCTGTCTAAAAGTATAATTAAATTTATTTAATAATGTTTCAAATATATATCTTTCTTTAAGTGTAAAATGTTTACCCATAAAATCACCCCCTCATATGATTTTATTTTTATTAGTTCGGACGACCGAACTAATATGATACATCAATATATCTTATCTTGCCACGATAAGAAGAAGATATTTCTTTGTAATACATTAAATTTTCATCAAAAGCATGTTTAATATAATCATCAATATTATCAAAATCAATATTTAAAAATTCCTCTATAGGTTTACTAACAGTAGAACGGCTGACCCAGTAACGCCTACGATTAAGCGTATTAGAGCATAAATCTTTTGTAATATACTTAGTCATATAATAAGCTATCTTTGTTGATGAATCAGCGTCATGTTTTAACGCTATTGCAGTACTATATCCATAACGCCACTGATTTATAACATAAATTTCTTGACCATTTTTTGTAAAAACCTGTGACGAAACGCCGTTATCATTTTTATGATAAAAAGGCATTAATTGCATTTTGCCGACATTAGACATAACAGCATGAAAATGATAACTTTTACCGTCACTGTGTAACTCTGGAACAACAACATACATTAAATCATGTGCATATCTTTCTTTAAGGTGCTGTAACCACTTAGATAACTTCTGTGAAACCTCATAAAAATCAGTTCTATCTACTAAAACAGGGTTAAAAGTAAAAGTACAAAAGTATTCCCATTGATTAGACAAGAGATATTCAAGGATAGTTTTCTTTGTCCGCTGTGTAGAAGAGTAAGAAGAAATAGAACGCTTTTTCTGTCTTAGCTTTTCAATTTCTTCTATTGCCTTTTCTGAATCATCAGCATAACACTTTTTTAAAAATTCCTCTTTATCAGAATTTTCTTTTTGAATTGATTCGGGCGTCCGAACTAAAGCCTTGATTTTTTTCTCACCCTTTTTCACTGAATTATCATAAACCTTAACTTGCATATGATTTTTATAATAACTAATTTTTGTATTGTAAATCTCCATTATCGTTTAACTCCTATAATCACAACCCCGAAACACTTAAAAGGACGGTGGGGGTTAAGTGTTGTTTTTATCAAGTAATATATTTATATATATTTATTATATACTGGCTTGCATTAAGTCTCCGCAAACTCCGACTTTCTGCAACCCAGTATATTAAAATATCTGTGTTGTATCATAAATATCAAAATATTTATTACTGCCATATACAAAATATGACCGAATCTTTGCGGCTTTTTTAGAGGACATAGAATAATCACTTTCTACACACACAAACAAATTGCCGCCAAAAGGCAAAGACATTATTTTTCCCAGTTTTTTAAATCGTGAAACATTTCTATGAATAATTTTATGCTCAATAACAGAACCTCTAATTTGTTTATCAATCATGTTTTCATTCTGCGATATAAGAATACAATCATATCCCCATTTACGATACTGCGTTAAAAATTCCACCCATGCAAGTCGGTCAATTCTATTCCATGAACGAGCGTTCCACAATTTTTGACACTCGTCAAAAATAAGAAAAGTTTGATGTAAAACAATAGCACCCTTGCTATTCCTCTTATGAAAATTTAGAGCAAACCCCCTTAAGCCCTGTATAGACGAAAATTTGTCCGTACAGGGTTGAAGAACAGGAGTAAGATTACCTCTATAATCTTTTTTATATTGTCGTAAAGAATTAGACAACCATTCTCTATCTGAAACATAAATATATTGCCCCAAGGGCGTTTTCCCCTTTTGAGGAATTTTAGAGATGTCAATTTCAATATTAGAAATAATATTCTTACCTTTTCTTAATTCATTATAAATAATCTGCGCACAATGATAGCTTTTACCGCTACCTGGTACACCTGTGTAAAAATCAGCACCCATATATTTAATACTCCTTTATAAGTTCGGACGTCCGAACTATTTAATAATATTTGACAAAATAACTAATATAGATTTACTTCCTAAGACAGAAGAAATAATTTTCTTAAAATACTTAAAAATAACATATGTAGCATATGCAGAAACAAAAGCAGAAACTAAAGCAACACAGAACCCGACAGGAACAAAGTAATTAACATAAGGCATATAGGCAAAAAAAGGTTCTTTTGCAATATCTAACAACCCACCAAAAGGGTCAGTAGGGAGAAAATTCTGTACAATTAAAACAACCTGTATAATAAAAGAAAATACAGAAAATATAATGTTAGCAAGTATAGAACAAAGCAAAACAATAACAGTAGTACTCATACAGCACCCCCTTAAATCTCATTTTTGAATCTGTGATATGTAGCAATAGCCATATAAATAATAAAACTTAGCTTTTCACCACTACGGACTAATTCAATCCATTTAGAATATTTTTCATCACCTAAATCAATGATAAATTCAAAATTATTAGTTTCATAACCTAAATCCGTAAACAAATATGCATACGATAAAGTAAACTTAGGGGCTACAGGGTCAACATATAAAGCCTGTAACCAATCAAATAATTGATAAGGCACAGAGAAAGGAAAACGCCCAAACAACCCATTATGATAATTTTTCTTATCAGGCGGAATATCTGAAACAATAGAATCAATATTATCTGTGTCCTCTGAAACATCATCACGGACAGTATTTTCCCCATAAAGAACAGCATTTTTAAGACCTTTAAACATAGAATTAAAAACAGACTGTACATAATTAATGTTATAAGTCTTTTCTTTAGAATCGTTTTCCTTAACAACTTTGTAAATGTTAGTAGTAACACCTAAAATATCAAGCAAAATATCATTTTGTTTTTTTAAAACATCAAGAATATCACTAGTATTATTTTTAATATCACCTGTATTATCTTTAATATCACCTGTATTGTTTTCTATATTTTTTAAACCACTGTCAATTAATTTCTGCAATTCATCAGCAGATAAATCCTCTTTCTTTGTATTAATTGTATATATTAAATCATCTAATTTTTGCCCTAAATCATCACCCAAGCTATCTATAGACATTGTAATATCTTTTCCTGTCTGATTAATTACAGAGGAGATATAAGCTGTCTGGTCTCCGTGTATGTAGTTATACATTGCCGAATAAGAAGAAAAATAGGAAAAAGGCGAATTATCAGCGGAATAATAATTAATTCTAAAATCACGATAGCGCCATGATTCAGTAGTAGCGGAATCATAACGCATATCTTTATTAAAGATTAATTGCCCATAATAAGGACAAACCCACATAGGAATAAGACAAGCTGGGTTAGGTGTATACAAATCGCTATTATCCCACTCATAATTATAAAAAACAGAATAACTTTCATTGTTTATTTCCCACATATGAGAATGACCGCTAGTATCATAAGAATAAAGTCTATAAGTATATACAGATGTAGTCCAATCTGTAAAAGAATTTCTTTTATCGCTATCAGAATTCCCCATGTAATAATAACCAGTCATATTGCTTTTATTGCCCTTGGAAAAGTATGCAAAATTATTACCGCTAACAAAAGCATGGTCAGCATTACAGACACTGTAAGCACTGGTATAATCGTCCTCATATTCAAAAAGTTTCCGAAAGTCGGAACTATCAACATATTTTTTTACAGTTCCGACAGGTTTAATAAATTTAACGCCTATACTTTCATAATAATATTTTTTGATTTCTTCTCTTAATTTGTCAACACTGGCATTATCCATTGTAATTGTCTGTGTATCTTCATCATAATTAATAGAATCAAGATAATTATAATTGCACGTAAACTTATCAACAATATTTGTGAGAGCGTTAGAATCGCCAGTAGTTGCAATGCCGACAGTTTTCAAAAAACCACGAAAAACAGTACCGTTTGAAATCAAGGAAGAACATAAAACGACATACTGTTGAAAAGATTTTTTTGACATTAACATTGCCTTAGCTTGAGAATCGGAAAGATGAGCAACAAAAGCGCCACTTTTAAGGGTGTAATTATAACTATCAGAAGGAGTATATAAAAGCATTGTTACTCCGTCTTTACCTTTAATATCTGCGTTTGCGTCAATAGCTTTTTGCGCTTCATCAGCAGATAAACCAGTTTTTTCAGTAGAATTTTTGCTGATAGTAAAAGCGTCATTTGCGTAAATATTGAAAGGACAATAAAAAATAATAGACATTGCTGTAATTAAAACAGCAAGAAAAAAACAAAAATATCTTTTCATAATAACTCCATAATAAAAAACAGTAGACAAGTTTAAACTTGCCTACTGTCATTTTGATAAAACGTTGATTTTAAAAAATGCTTCAATTTACTAAATAAGAAAGTAAATAATTTTATTACAATAAAAATAAATAAACCTAGAAATATGATACATGTAATAAAAGAAAGAAGCAAAGTTATACTAGAAATACCGAAAATAATAACACCCCCTTATCAATACGATTATACCACTAGGCAAGACGCGATACAATCTCTTTAACAAGAAAGTTTTGTTCGAACGCCCGAACTATTTATTTTTCATTATGTACGCATACAGAGCAAAAGTCACTACTCGTAAAAAAACATCACAATCAAGAAAACACCCACAGCAATAATCTTTACAACAATAATCTTTACAGGTAGAAGAACAGGTACAATGCAATATTGTCTCTGCGATAAGAGGACAAGAACGGCTTACACAATGAGGATTAGTATAAAGGTCACACATACTAATCACCCCCTGCTATCATTCTTAGAATCAAAGTTCTTATTATCTAAAATAACAACCACATCATCAAAAAGATATATCACTAAAAGCATTAATGATAATATTGCAATTGCCCCACAAGCAACAGCATTTATTAAATCACCAGTACAGGCATATACCAACATGAAAATAACGACTAACAATGTAAATATAACAAGAACAGTACTCTTAATCTTTGATAATTTCATCAGTCTGTACCTCTGCTTTCTTAGCTTTTTTCTGCTTCTTTTCTTCCTTTTCTTCCCTGCGGATATCCGCAAGCGCAACAAACATTCTTCTTATTATTCCTTTTTTGTACTCGTTTCCATATGCGGTATAATAAACCGCTTTTCTTATACTTACCGTATTACGCCATATTAAAAATATTAGCAGAATTAAAATATATCCCATTTGTTTATCTCCCTTTCTATCGTTTTTATCTAATTACTCCGCTTATTTACAAGATAGCGCCTTAACGCTATCCGTCCATAAACAACCAACGCTTAGGCGTTAGTTAAAGAATGGAAAAGATTAAGAATAATGTTAATACCAAACTTAATCGCAAAAATTGACATTGCGACAGGTATTACAACGGCAAGACCGTCAACAGCATAATCCTTAGCAGTAGTAACACCGTTAACAAGTGCTGTCTTTAATGCCTCAGGCATTGTAGCCACAACATCACCCTCTGCTGCAAGCATAGAAACTCCGTTCATAACCTTTTACTTCCTTTCTTTTATATTTATGTAAACTCCTAAGAGTAGACACCTACTTAAATATGTCAATTACTATTTTCCATATCTTCATTAAACAGAAAACAATAAAACTAGGTATAACAGTAATTATTAAACCAGCAGGAACAAGTTCAGATATAATCATTTCTAAAAAATCAAAGAATGACATTATTTACCTCAATCTATCCATTATGACATAACCAACAAATGCACCTAAGAAAGCACACATAACAATCAATATAAGCAATAACAGCTTATCCGTTAATGACATGTTTTCAATTTCTTCTTCTGTTGACGGTAAGTTATTAGATTCCTGTACCGTCTGTACCTGTTCAGTATCAGCCTTAACTTCATATGAATTAACAACAGAACCAAACACGATTAACAAAGACATAAGTGACACAGTGAAAACAGCCTTTAATATAACTTTATACAACATAAACAACCCCTTTAAATTTCCTCATGCGCACCACTAAACTATCGAAATTTAGCAACACCCACCACGGCTTTAAACATTTTGATAATTAAGGCGAATAATCGTTACTGGCTAATAAACACTTCACCGCCGATATACAACTTAAATGACTATAGTTTACTATTAACAAGTAGATTTATGTTCGCCCTTGATACTTTACAAACACAATATAAGCACCGTGGGCGAACCCTCAACACCGAGCCACTTTTATTAAAAAACAATAAAAGCTGTCTCTTACAAAAATAATTCATTCCTTTAAACAGACAAGTCATTTAAGGAATAAGTCAGACTTATCATTGTTAGCAAGATTATCCTGCACATTTACATCATTTTTGTTAGATGATGTTTTTTTACCGCTTATTCTGTTATAGACGGCAGTTCCTAAGAACATTAAACCAATAAAAGCCCATAAAATAACAGCACAACCTACACAGCCGATAACAAGATAATGAGCCATAACAGATATACTCATATTTTCACTCCCTTTCTTTAGTATTATTAAATACTAATTAAAGCCCTGTAAGAAGTGGATTTGCCTGCATTCCACAAAAGGGAGATAGAACTTACAAGGCATTAATTAATATTTAATATATATGTGTCCTGTCAGCTAATCGCAACGATAAAACGAAAAGCCGACAAGACACTAACGGACAACATAATGAGGGGCGTTATCCGTATTGAAAGGTTGAGGAGTAAACAACCTTAACAATCATTTAATTACTAGCGTTTTCAACTGGCTTCTTACTGTCCTTTAAAGCCTTTTTAGCAACATCAACAGCAGAATTTTCTATAGACGCTCGGAGAATATCAGCCAGTTCATTCTCACTATGCATAGTATTCATTTTTGAAACTATGCTTGTTATTCTTAATCGCTCACGCTGTAAACGACCGTTCTTATCAAAACGCTGTGTTGCGGGTTCATACCTGAAAGTAGCAAGCAGAATATCAAATCTGTCAATAGAATTATAAATTTCTTCTGATACATTCACGCTTGCGATTTCTTCCCCATTATCAAAATAGACAGGATAAACAAAGCCTTTATTAATCTGTCCATTGTTTCCTGTAATTTCATAAGGTGATGGTTCACACTTCTTAATAACTGTTAACATTGTAATTCCATTCCAATTCATAATATTTACCTTTGCGGATTTTATCCGCCCTTTCTTTAATTAGTTAATGTGATATATTTACTTATGCGACTTATCGCACTACTTTATATTTAATTCAAGCGTCCGTAATTGTTCGGACGCCCGAACTAATATTTATTTTATTTTTCTGAATCATCTGTATTATCTGAATCAACAGAATTATCAGATAATTCATTGCCTTTCTTACGAAGCAGGCATATATTAATTTCACTGTATTTATCAACAGATTCAGTTAAAACCTTTAACAATTCCTTTGTTATCGAATCCATGTAATTATGTAATTTATCTCTATCAAGACAAATCTTTTTAAAATCAGAAGAAGTAACAACATATGTTTTATAAGGCTTTTCATCATCTGCATATCTTTCAACAGGGTTATTCATTGCGTCAATTATATTGTCAGCAGTACCGCCTAAAACCTCACTTGTATCTTCCGATAAATCATTATCAACAGATTCATCAACAGAATTGTTATCTTCTAAAAAGTTCATTGCATTTCTTAATCTGTCTTTGATTTCCCTAACTGATAATGTATAAGGATAATCTTTCAATATTGTGTCGATTGAAACCTCTTTGAGAAGATTAAGCTGGCTAAAGTTATAATCCTTAAGGCGTTCATCAATGACAAGACAATTCTTAACTTTATCCAGTTTTGAAAACCTCAAAGCAACATTCTTATAATCGTTTGTATTAGTCTTACCCATGCCGAAAACATCACTTGTATAATCATAAAGATTAGAATAACCAAGTTCTTTATATAATTCCTTATTGTAAATCTCAAGAATAGATAAAGCTGTTACAAACTTAGAACCGTTCTGTAATTCAATAGACATTGTTAAACGCTTATTGAATATATTAGATAAATCTCTGCGGCTTTCATGTCCTGTTAATACAAGACCTAAACTGTTATCATTAAAATTAAAAGCATTCTGCGAAACAATAAGTTTTTTATCTTCCTGTTTATCATCTTTCAAGAATGGATTCTCATCACCGTAGCCGATTCTTACCTTATCCTCAACAGATAACTTACTAAGATAATCAGCAACTTTCTTATCAATGATACTTAAAGCCTTTTCATAATCGGGATTAGAAGATAAACCGACTGTATAAATCTTAGGGTTATATTCAGATTCCTTATCAGATAACACAACACTAATTTTGAACTTTCTGTCACCGTTCGATTCTTCCTTTAATGAATAATCAATTGAACACTTACGGTAATGTACATTTACAATCTTACCCTTAAGAACATTGTTGAACTGTACTTTTCCAATTGCTTTTGAACTCTCTTTCATATCGTTTTTACTCCTTAAATAAAAAATGTATTACAAGGTTTTTGTTTTCCTTACCTTGTAATACAATTTTACTATTTGCGTTTACAGCTTACAATT